GACGGCGCGGATCACGCTCGTCTCGGACGAGGCGGTCTCGCAGACGGTGACGCCGCCGCAGATCAGGCGGTCGAGCGCCGTGTCGTCAAAATCCGCCGTCGTGCCCGCAAGGCCGAGCAGCGCCGCGCCGTTCAGGGGCAGCGCCGGGTCGGTCTGCGCCGCGAGAACACCCGCCAGCGCCGCAGCACCGGCTGCGCCGGAACGCTCCTCCGCGCCGACATAAAAGCCCGGCGCGACGAGCACCATGCGCTCGGAATTGAGGTTCGCCGCCGCCGCGATCAGCTCGTCCGCCGTCGCCGAGGCACCCAGCCCGCACAGGCCGATGCACTCGCAGCGCTGCGCGGAGGCCGTCTCCACGCGCGTTTTCAGGTCGGCCTGCACCTCGGCATCTGCGCTTGCGCAGACGATCAGCGACGCGGATTTCTCCGCAAATACGCGGTCAAACGCCGCCGCATACGCGGCCTTGTCGTCCGACGCGACCGGCGCGAGCAGAACCGTCGCCGCGCCGTTCTGGTACGCGAGGCGCAGCAGCCCGCCCAGTTCGGTCTCCGTGCCGACCGCCGACGCGCCGGAAACATAGCTTGTGACGGTCAGAAGCGGCTCGCTCGCCGCCGCCGAAACGCCGACGAGCGCGATCACCTTCCCGGCGCTGCCCGTCGCCGTCAGGCTCGAACAGTCGTAGTCCGAGTACACGCCCGGTCGTTCGTGATAAGTTGTCATTTCCATTCTCCCTTCAATTCAAACCCGGTCAGGGTCTCGTCGTCCTCGGCCGCGGTGGCGTACCACATCGTGGAAATTTTCGCCTGTACGGCGCAGGAAAATACATCCGCGCCGCCGTCATAGCTGCACGCACCCATCGAGCACGCGCCGACGCGAAGCGACCCCGCGTCGAGGCTGAGCGCCGCCAGCACCTTTGCCGCCGCATCCTCGGCAGCAGAAGCCCCGTCCTCGCCCGGCGAGAGGACGGTCAGCGTGACCGTCCAGTCCACGCGGCGGCCATAGAGCGCGCGTGTGCCATGCTCGTCGTCGTCCACCGTGCCGAGGTAGTCGAAAAATCCGGCGGACGTGCCGTCGGCCTGCCCGATCGAGAGCGCCGCGACCGGCTCGCGCAGATACGGCGCAGCCGTGGCGGGCGTCGCGCGGATGCAGTCAAGACCCGCGCGCTGTACCAGCTCCCGCAGCGCCTGAATCAGTTCTTCCATGGCGCGTCACCTCCGTCCCGTATCAGCAGCGCCCAGCAGTACGCCGTCCGCTCGTGTACCACAACGCGCTCCGCGCGGCGCACCCGATACCACGCGCCGCCCGCGCCGATGCGTCGGGTGTCTGTCAATTCCGCCTCCGGCGGGCCGAGGTAGACGTACTGCTCCGCCCCGTACCGACCCGTGCCGATGGCGGTTTGCTCCATCGCCTGTCGGCTCTTGGAGCGCACCGGCTGAATCAGCGCCGTCACCGTCGTTTGCGTGCCGTCGGCAGCTTCGAGCGTCGTCTCGCGCCCCAGTTTTTTCACCATGTTGGCGATCATGGCGTCCGCTCTCATCCGCGCACCCCCGCAAAGACGAACGAGTCGCCGATGTACGGCGCCATGATCAGTTCGGCCTGCGTGCGCAGCGCGTCGGCGGTCGGGCTGCGCGTGACGGAGACGTCGCCCGCCGAGGCGGATCGGACGCCGTCCGCGTCCAATCCGGTCTCGAATCCGCACAGCGCCATCCACGCCGCGGCGCAAATAAAGCTCTCGCGGCAATCCTCGACGGTCACGCCGGGGCGCAGCCGATCCTCCAGCGCGCGCAGCGATGCCATGCAGCAGGTGCGCAGCGCGGTGGCCGCCTCGTCGCCGTCCGGCGCGAGGAATACCGCCGCCATCGTGTAGATCTCGTCGAGCAGCGCCATCAGACGACCAGCACCTTCACCGCGTCGGCGCAGATTTTGCCGAAGCCGGAGATCGAAGTGATCGCCGCGCGCTCGAGCTGGCGGTCGATCAGCTTGTCGTACTCGACGGAGACTTCACCGGCCTGCACCAGTTCGAGCGCGTAGCGGCGGTCAAGGCCGATCAGCTTGCCCGACGGTGCGCAGTCGGTGTGCAGCACCTCCGCGCCGAGCGGTGTGCCGATCGCGCCGGTGCCCTGAAAGTTCAGACCGGCAAGCGGGCTCTGCAATTCGGGCAGCTGGAGCATCGAGACCATCATCTCCGGCGCGGCGATCAGGGTGTTCATCTCATACGGCGTGAACTGCGCCCAGAGCTCCACCAGCTGCGCATAGGTGAGTGTGCCCTTGGTGCCGGAGAGCGGCGAGGTGCCGACGGTAAAGACCTCGGCGGCGTTGCCGTTGCCGTCGCCGCTGAGCAGAACGTCAATGGCGTCCTTCAGATGCATCGTCTGGATGTACGAGCCGATCTGGCGCAGCGTGACCGAGAACAGGTCGAGTTTCTGGAAGCGGATGGCCTCGTAGCTGGCGAGCAGCATACGGCCGCGCTTGTTCAGCTGAACCAGATTGCTCTTGGTCTTGATCTCCGTGACGGGGATCTGTGCGCCCTCGGCGACGCGGGCGAGTTCCTTGTCGCCGTCGTCGGTCGCAGCATAGATGCTGCGGTAGTCCATGCCGTCGATCGTGGTGGTCGTCGCCGTGATCTTGGGCAGGATGTTGTTTTCCTCCATGCCGGTGCGCACCGTGCGGGCGATGTACTCCGGGAACAGGACGGATGCCTCGCTCGCGCGGAAGAATTTCTCCACCGGGTCGGAGTAAGCGCCCTTGACATGGATGTCAAAGCGCTTGAGCTGGCGCTGGAAGGCGTCGGTGCCTTCCAGCGCGGTGCCGCGATAATTCTCGCTCGGGTCAAGCGATTCCAGCACTTGGGCAAACGATTTGCCCTCGTGATACATACCCTTTTCCAGTCGAATTGTTTCGTAAGACATGATAGTACCTCCTATGAATTACAGATAAAGGCCGACCGTCTTGGCGGTCGTGTCCACGGTCAGGACGAGAAATTCATGCGCGCCGCTTGTCGCCGCAACGCCGCCGTTGGCGTCCGCCGCGAGGGCGCACCAGCCGACCGTCGGCGCGGTGCCGGTGTAGGGCAGCTCGACATAGCCGCGCAGCTGGACGCAGGCCGCGCCGGAGCGCACCGAGGTCAGAACCCCGAAAAAGCCCTCGCCCTTTGCGCAGACCGCAACGGAGCCGTCCGCCGCCGCGCGGCAAACCTTGCCCTCGTCCGCACTCTCCGCCGCCGTCGCAGCCGTCAAATGCTCCATGCCAATTCCATTGAATGATGTCTTCATCTTCCATTCCTCCATTTTTTCTTTCTTCTTTTTTCTTTTTTCTTTTGTCCCCCCGCAAGGGCGAGCGCGGTGCAAGGCTCACCCGCGCGACCGGCAAAAAGCGTGTCATTCTGAGCTTGTCGAAGAATCTGCACTACAAGTTGCAGCCCCCGCCAGTGCCATCGAATTTCCGACGCGCTGGAACGAACCTCCAGTACCGCGGGGACTGCGACCTCAGGTGCAGATCCTTCGACTGCGCGGCTTACGCCGCTTGCTCAGGATGACACTGTTTTTACGCTCCGCTTGTCCAAGCCTATCGCCGCGCCCACCCCGCACGCCCCCATTCTGACCCCACTGCACCATCCCAATGCAAGACGCGCACAAGCGGTCAATCTTAGGAGGGAGGGGTTCCTAGGGGAGGGGCGGCTTTGTGAAAAGCCCCTCCCCTTGGTGTGTCTTTTGGCTACTTTTCTGCACAAGCAGAAAAGTAACCCGTCGGAGACATCCCTTACACCAGAAAATCCGCGACTGTTTCGGTCTTTTCGCCCTTCGCGCGCAGCTGGGTCGCCACGGGGAACCGCTCGGCGGACTTCTCCGTCAGCGCCTCGCGCACCGCGCGAAGCTCCTCGGCCGTCATGCGGTCGGCGAGGGCGCGAAGCTGCGGCTCGGACAGGCCGAGTTCCACCAGCAGCCCCAGCCTCGTCACATCGCTGCGCAGCTCGCCGAGGTAAATTCTCCCCAACGCGGCATCCGCCTCCAGCGCGCGGAACGTGTCGGACGCGCCGCCGCCCGCGCCGTTCCATGACTTGATCACACCGGCGCGCGGCTGGGCAGGTACGGCGACGAACGAAAATTCATAGGCGTCGATCGGGTCGGCGAGAACGGCGCAGCACACCTCGCCCGCGTAAGTCTCGCCCTTGCGATGCTCGCAGGTGCCGTAGGCGGCGCCGCAGATCGAGCACGTCGCGCTGCCCATCGCGCAGCCGACGCTGACCTCTTTTTTGATGCCCGCCTCGATCTCGGCGATCGTGTCGCGCGTGCGGTCGCTGCGCAGCATATACGCCCATGCGCGCAGGAACGTCGCGCCGTTTTCGACCTCGCAATGACAGTCAAAAATGCGCGCGACCTGTCGGTCGGCGGACCAGTCGTGATCGACGATGCCGGTCTTGCCGACGAACATCGGCGCGAGCTTGTGCAGCGCCTCGGTCGAGAAGCGCTCATAGTCGCGGTCGATCTGGTCGTCGCACAGGCGCACCGAAAAGGCGTAGACCGCGTCCTCGTCGACTCTGCCGCGCGCCAGCTCGTTGATCGCTTCGAGTTGGCGCGGGTCGGGCGTGCCGGTGCGCAGCACCGCGCCCTCTTTTTGGATCTCCATCAGTTGTTTCCTCCTAAGTTTTCCAGAATTTCCTGTGTTTCTGCACGGTACAGTGCCGCCTGCGCCTCGCCCACGATGTCCTGTAGGCTCACGTCCTCCCAGTCGATGGAGAAGCTCGCGCCGCAGCCGCGCAGCGCCAGAAACGTGCGGCAGATGCGTTCGAGCACGGGCTGAACGGCGCGGCGGATCGCCCAGATTTCGCTGGTCAGCAGGTCGGCCTGCTGGGCGCTCATGCGCTCGGTCGAGGACCAACTCAGACCGAGCAAAAACGGCGGCAGGCCGGTCGCCGCGACAAGCTGTTCCAGAATCTGCCGTACCGGCACCTCGGAATTGAGCACCTGCCCATCCGCGCCGATGACGCGGATGTCCACGTCGCCGACGGCGACAAAGTCGCGTACCTCGCCGGAGCGGGTCGCCTGCATCGCGCGCGACCACTCATCAGCCATTTGCTGTGCGCGGTCAGAGGCCATTGCGCGGTCTGCGGCGTCGCCGTTCGGGCGGTACACGACCGAGTAGCGCACGTTGCCCGCGCGCTCCCAGTTCAGCCCGATCGTCCGGTAGATCTGCATCAAAATTTCCGCCAGAAACGGCATCGACCGGAACAGCGACACGCCGTAGGGGTGCGCCGGGTCGGGGTTGAGCGTCGAAAACAGCAGCAGATTTTGGTACGGAAGTGTGCGAAGCTGTCCGGTTTCGTCGCGCTGCGCGAGCGCAAAGTCGAGCGGCGTGTCGCCCTCTAAAACCTCGACCGTCGCCACATCGCCCCAGCAGACCGCGCACAGCCGCCCCTGCGAGACGACCATTTCGCCGATCGCGCGCCCGCACGTCAGCAGGCTGTCGAGATACGCCGACAGGAAGCTGTCCATGCCGAACTGTCCGCGTCCGACGGACACCGTCCGCAGAAATTCCCGCAGCGCCGTCTCCGCCTGCGCGTCCGCGCACGATACCGAAAAGCCGCCCGTCAGCCGCACGAGCTTCCCGACGGCGGCGTCCAGAATCGGGAGCGATTCGCGCATCGCGCGGTAGAGCCGGAGTTCGCCGCCTCCCAGCGGCGCCGTCCGCTCCAAAAGCCCGCCCGTGAAATCCCCCGTCCGGAGCTGCGCCGCCACCGCCGCCCCACTCCCCTTTTTCATTCTTTTCATCCTTGTTTCCCTTTCTGTGTGTTGTCTTCTGTGTGTTTGCCCATCGCTCATTCGTGCGCGGTACCGGCTCGCCCGCCCGCCCAGCAAAAACCGTGTCATCCTGAGCGGAGCGAAGCGGAGTCGAAGGATCTGCACTCGGACATGCAACTCTCGTCCCCCGCAGGGACGTTCAAGGTACCTGCTTCGTCAAGCGCCGCGC